ACCTAGTTGAGCAGGGGTAGATAACTTACCCCGATGCACACACCCTACACAGCGTGATGGCTCTAACTTCTCAAACGATTGGCACGTGTAAGGACCTTTTGTCTGGTTAGCTTTATCTTCCGTTGCTGCGTGCGTGTAGCTTGGGTGCTTGTCCGAAATAGTGTGTATCGCTTCAGCTCGGTCTGTGCATATTTGTGCAATAGATAAACCAGCTCTCCATAGTGGTTCAGGTAGTGTGGCTTGGTTATCCTTGATGTACTGTATCTGCGCACAAGGTGTAGGGTTCTCAAGTATCAGCTTAAATACCGTTACGCCTACTATCTGCTTCGTTACATTATCGTCAATGTGCTTAATGTGCTCAGGTATATCAAACGGTAATCCATCAGACTCTTCTGATGCTTGTGCGCTATTAGCCGAGCCTAACCCAAGTTTAGATGCAAACGATATAAGATTAACTGGTTGGTAGTCAGTCAAATCAAACGTCTGTGTGATCCCTGTAGGTTTAGGGTTACTTGCATCACGGTAATTCAGTGAGTTAGGGTAACGCAGTATGCGAGCAGAGTCAGTCGTGCATGAGCTATCTACCTTAAGGTTATGTTTAACTGCTAGAGCCTGTAAGCGCGTGGCTATAGGCTTCCATATTTCAGAGTCGAGCTCTCTATCTAGGGGCCAGTATACGTGCACACCATTTCCAGAATTAACCAGTATGGGTGTGGGTAGCTCTGTGGTAGTCAAGAATATTTTAATTGCATCGTAGGCTTGGTCTTGCGTGTCATAGCAATCCTCTGTACCTTTGCCGACATCAATGTCGAGCCAGAAAGATTTAAGTTTTGCTACATTAGCCTGTGTGCGCTTTCCTGATTCTTTAAAACTAGCAAGTGCGTAGTATTGGTTTACGGGTCCACTAATAGCATCCGTGATCGACACTAGGTCAGTAATATCTTCAAGGAATACTTGCTCGATCTTTTTACCTTGTATTGCGGCGAAACAATACGTTCCTTTACTAGGAAGCACAAGGCTAAAAAAATCAGTTAGGGTCATAGGGTGTCTCGATTAGTCAGGGGTTACTGTTTATATAATTTTTTAGTAGTTCATATTGCTCAGGTTTAGGGTTATATTTGCCAGCAAACCAATCATACACAGCCATCCTAGAGACGCCTAAAGATTTGGATATACTGACTACGGATATGTTACGTTTAACAGCTATAGCACCTAGCCTTATAGCTGACCCTTTCGGGCTTTCCTTTGCGAGTTCTTGTAGTCGCTGTATATAGTTATAAGAATACCCACGCATTATATGCTCCAATTGGTGATGCAAGGAGCGGAGTTACCCGCCCCCTACGAATGTTACTTACTCTTCGTCGTCATCAGCCCATTGGTCTAACACGGAGGTTACAGCTTCAGGTTTGGTCTTGCCACGTACTTTAGGCTCATCCTCATCATCAGTATCATTAGACTTAGTATGCATAGCGGCGGCTTCTTTTAGCACAGACATCGTATCGTCATCAGCTACGGACTCAGACACTTGAGGTTTATAACTCATTCTAATAGCTTCAAGTGCTTCTGGGCTTTGACCTTGCTCGACACACTGTGCGTATTCCTCGTCTGTTAATGCACGAATAGGTTTAAAGGTCAGCTTGGGTGTGGCTGAGTTAGTATCAAAACGCATTTCTGTTACGACAGTCGTAATGGGCGTGTTATGTGCAGATAGGAATGTAGCGTACTGACGTAATGGTAACTTGCCTTTCTCACCTTTACCAAATACTGACTGCGAAGGTAGCACAAGTTGTAACACATCACCGCCCAAGTCGTTCTCTAATACAACAGCCACATACCGAGAGTAGCGGCACGCACGGCTATCGCCTTGTCCAGAGCCTTTAATATTCTGTTGGCATGTAGCACATGATTGGCTCTGTGGGTTTGTAACCACATCATCAGGCTTAACACCATCGCTTGACCAGCATGAAGGACCTTTGTTCTCGCCTTCTTTGTATACCCCTGCGTAAAACGTACGGTACTCTGTTGGAGCAGTATTAACAATGACCATATTCATAGCACGATCTTCGTTCTTCATAACTTCTTCGCCGTTTACAATCTTGCGAAACACACTGCCTTTAATAGATATTTTAGCCACCCCACCGCTACCGCTCAACAAGCTCAAGCTAACAGCGTCTAGCTTCATGTTCTTAAGGTAAGCGGGTAATTTATCGGTATTGAATAGAGTAAGTGCACTCATTTAGATCTCCTGATCGTGGTTAGTTGTTACTACTGCTTGCGGTACTGCGGTTGACGATATTAATTTATCGCTTGGTATTTTGAAATATTTAATTATGTCTGATGGAAAGAACCTGTAATGTGTACCTACTTTGATGCTTGGTAATGGCTCTTGCTCTTTACTAGCGTAGGTCAATATAGCGGCTCTACTGATACCTAATAAATCTGCAACCTGTGCGGTTGTCATTGTTCGTTCTAGCTTCATTACTAACTCCTTCTGATATTAACGGTGTACTTGCGGTCAATGTTTAACCCAACTGGCATAGTGTCAGGGTTGTTCTCTAAAAAATCTTTCATGTTGCGTTGTGATACACGGCGCTCTAGCAGGTCAGGTGCATCGTGCTCTTTAATGAATTTATACATAGCATCCCAGTCACTAGGCCAGTAGCGTGTATGCACACTTCTGTATGCTGTGCCGTTCTTGGTTTTAATACTGTCTGCACCTGCTGTCTTGCAAATTTCTAACAAGCTAGACTCTACTAAATCCATTTGCTCTCTAATCACTGCGTCTTCTGCTTCGAATGCGGCTTTGATCTCCGCACGTTTATCACGCATCTTTATATATACTTTAACTAGTTTGTCGGCAGTCACGTCCATCACTCTCTCCTTAAGTTATAAATCTATTGTAAACCACTTTATTTACATTGTCAATACATCTCTAAACATCTCTAATAAACTTTCATTTGTATCCTCACAAGTATCAAGAGCTTTATATCGTTTAACCTCTACAGGGCTACCTTGCAACCTAACAATTAAGCACTTATATTTTTGCCCAGAGCGGTGTATACGGGCATTAGCTTGTACATAAGTTTCATACGACATGATTGGACCCCACCATACAATCGTGTTTGCCGCATGTAGTGTGATACCGTGTGATGCCGCTTGAGGTTGTATGAGTAAGATACGTGGGTCGGGTTGCTCTTGGAAACGCTTAATAATATCGCCACGTTTAGTTGCAGGTACGGCACCATATATCATATCAACCGTATACTTACTGGCTACTAGCTTTTCTCTAAGCACCTCTAAGGTATTCACGTAGGGCACAAACACAATAACTTTCTGCGTGGTCTCTTCTATGACTTCAACTAGCGTGTTATATCGGTCAGTAATATCTAACTCAATGGTTGCACGATCATCTGTGTACACCGCACCTGCTGATACCTGTAATAGCTTCTGCATACCAACTGCGGCATTAACTGCACTTATCGTTTCACCAGCGGCTGTGGCGGCCATCTTAGTTCTTAACTCGTTATATAACTTCTGTTGTTGCTTAGATAGTGGCACGTCACGTGTGGTATATACAAGGTCTGGTAAGTCTAGGCACTGATCTTTGGTAAAGCGAATAGCAGGTTGCAATAGTTGATTAACGATCTGTGTGGCATCACGTTTTGGCACCCATTTAAATGTCGTTATCTTCATCATCACTGAGTCACGATATAACCCAAAGTTTCTAGGCGCTGTTGTGGGGCTCATCATCTTAGCTAACCCATAAGCATCAAGCGGGGACTGAGAAGCTGGCGTACCTGTAGCCATCCATAACCACGTATCAGGTTTTACTAATTTGTTAATGCTCTTCCAACGGTTAGTGGTAGCAGTTTTTACATAGTTAGCTTCATCAATAATTATTAAATCGAACCGTCCTTCAATTAACTTATCAAGCATGATGGCGATACCGTCAAAGTTAATGATCACAAACTCTGTGCCCTCATCCAGTACCGCTTCACGTTGCGCTTTGCTACCATGCGCTATACCAACTGATCTGTGCATCGCACCGTGAAACAAGTCACTCACCCATGCGGCATACATAACTGATACTGGGCATATAACGAGTACACGCCTAATATGTTTGGCTTTCATTAGGTAGTCAGCCGCCCAAATCATACTGAGCGTCTTACCTGTACCGGGGTCGTTAAACACATATGCTCTACGGTTAAGGGTCAAGAACGCAGACGTTTGTTTTTGGTGAGTGTATGGGTCGCGGCTTCCAGTCCATTTGTACCTAGCAATGATTGGTGATGGCACGTTCTTAATACGCAGGTTTTTTAATACCTGTGCTTCTTCTATACCCCAATGAACTAGCACCTCGCTTACACCATTAGAGTCGCCAATTACAGTGCTTTTAGGTATGACATTCAAGACTTGTGCTGGGTTACGTAGGCGTAGTTTGAGTGCGCGGTTTTCTACGATTTCCATGATTCTCCAATAGATTAACGCTCAAACATAGTGTTTGAGTTGCAGGTACTGCACCCAACTGAGTCACAGTTGGGGTACTTAATTACTTCTTAGGGCTGTTCTTCTTAACTGTATGATCTGCATTACGACTAAACGAGCGGTTAGCAGACTTACTCACTACACGTAAATTACTCTTGCCATTGCCACCACCTTTAGATAGCGGGGTCTTATGGTCTACATCCTTACCATCACCCTTACTTACCTTTCCTGCCTTCTCCATCTCACTTCTAGCCTTATTACGAGCATCACGTTTCTTTATCTGCTCAGGCTTACCGTGGTACTGGTCATACTCTTTCTTATACGGTCTAGGTTTGTTTACGTACGGCATCACTTCCTCCCATTATGCGAACATGATAGCACGGGGCACCATGCTTTACATAGCCCTGACGGGCGTGCGTTCCACACATTAGACTTGTATGCACCTGCCAAACGATTAACATCTGGTAGCCAGTCCATCCACATAGTAGGAGAGTCGTCTGTGCTGTATTTACTGGGTATAAACTTATCTTCTACACAAAAAAGTAGACCTGCTTTAACTATTTTTATTTCTGGAAACAACTTAAACACTGCAAGTGCCATCAACTGCAACTGACTAGGGTCTGCGTTTTTAGACTTACCAAACTTGTAATCAACTATTCTAGCTGTACCTGATTCTTTGTCTATAACTAGCAGATCAATAACACCACGTAACCACACGTTTTTGGCAAAGAAGTCGCACGGTTCCATTTCTGCTGTTAACCCGAACTTATACTCACAGTGCTTATCACCCTTAATGGCTTTGAGTTTATCTAACTGACCCCTCATAAATCCATACTTCTCTGGTATATCCACACCCTCACCTATATACAACTCGGCTGATTTATGGGCATCCACACCGTACAGCATGATCTCAGACGTAGGCTCTTTTACATCTTTAAGCACCTTCAGATGATAATACTTCTTAGGGCAACTTTGGAACGTTTTAAGTGACGAATAAGACCATGCTAAGTTACTCATTGTTTTAGGGCCTTTTCTGCTTCGTGTAATTCTGATACAGCGTGGGTCAGCAGTTTAACTTCAGCCAGTACAGCATAGGCTGTTAGCAATGCGTCAGCCGTATTACCTTTCAATATACTGCGCTCCATCTCCCGTATGAGTCGTTTGGTAGTGGTGGTAAATAACGAGTAATCTGAAATATCATTTGTCATAGTTAACAATCCGCTAATGTTTTTCCAAACCCCGCCTCAGCATCGAGCGGTATGTCTGGTGCCCACTTAGGGGCTTTCCTCATTTCAGTTAGCACAAATTCAACTGCTTCTTGTGCCTCAGTCTCAGGGGCTAGTACATAGTCTGCATCATGTACCGTAAGTAGCGTTTGGTACCGCTTATCAATACGTATCATACATTCCCCCATTATACAACGTGCCGCACTCTGTACGATACCTTGAAAGAACTTAGCCCCATATAAATACTCTTTACCCTTGCGGGTCTGGTACGTCCAGTTAGTCTTGCCGTTCTCTGATACGCGTTTTAAGTCAGGGTATTTCATATACAACCCAGATGGCAATAAACAACCCTTGCTACCATGTATCTTAATTAACCCATTCATACCATACTCTGTATGTGCACCCGCTGACAGGTTACGCAATGCGTCTTCGCCCTGCTCCCATGCTGCTTTAACTTGAGCATACTCAGTACGATATAGCGACACAATACGCTTACTCTCGGCTTCACCAATATCGACACCCGAGCCTGTCTTAATAGCTGCTCTCAAACGCGCTGAACCGACACCGTAGATCAGGCTCAATTGCGATGTCTTGCCAATAAATCGTTGCTCTTTAGTTACCTCATCATAGGGCGTACCAAATACAGATGATGCGAAGTCCTTATACAGATCTTTACCTTCTCCTAACGCCTTTAACTTATCTGTCTGACCTGCTAACCACAACCCCATACGCAACTCAATATTTGATAAGTCAGCACCCACAATCACATACCCATCAGGTGCACGAAACGACTGCTTGAGGGTTGTATCCCCACGACTTGGTATATTCTGCATATTGATAGCATCCATACCAGACCATCTATGGGTTCGAGCCCCTGAATATTTAAGCGGTAATGGCACCCGCCCTCTCAATGCCATATCCATAAAACGTTCTGTGCGGGTCTCTTCTAATGTGGTCTTAACACCTAGCCGTGCTGATACAACCGCCTGTACTCGTACATCCTCATGCTCAAGTAACGCCTTAAATGCTTCATCAGTTTTGGCAAACGCATACGTAAGATTACCTGTTGAGGGGCTGGTCTTCATCGGTGCATTAACGCCTAACGACTCTAGTACCTGAGCGAACTTAGGGTTTGATTGCAATAGCTTCTGAATAGCCTCGTCAGTCAAATCTTCCTCTGAGTACGTGTTACCCGTTGCTGATACCAGCATTGCCCCTACCTGCTTAATATGTTCAGCCTTAACCTTCTTAACGTTCTCTAAGTGCGTAGCCAGTAACTCCACATCAAGGTGCAGTAGGGGGCGGGTAAACATACGTAGCGTTACATCAATTAACTTTAGTTCTATTTTTGGAAACCCCTGCGCCATCATTTTGTTAAATATATCGTAGGTTAGCTCCACATCATTTACGCAGTACTGGGCGTAGGATGATAGTTCTTCTACACTAAAATCCTTGCGGTGCTTACCCAACGCTTGCAACACCTCCGTACCCTTCTCACCTACCCCATAGTGCTGGGCTAAACTTTTTAGTGACACGCTCACATCCACACCTAACCATGCACGTGCCATACACATCGTATCTAGCATAACTTTAGGATGTATATCAAATATGAACGACAGAATACCTGCATCAAACATCGTGTTCTGGCATAGCAGGGCGCTGTTGCCCCAATCAAACGTACGTAAAAACGCACCTGTATCTTTAGTAGTACCGCTGAACCATACAGTATCCGAATCATTTACTCGCACAGCCACACCGATAACTTCAAACCTAGGGTCACGTATGTATGCTTCAGTTGTCATCTTAGATAATGAGAACGCCTTGTCATAGTATGTTTCAAAATCTAATGTAATTAAGTCCATGTGGTATTAGTCCTTGTCTTTAACTGACTGCAACATTGTGTGCACTTCGTGTAGGTTATGCTCATTCACCACCATAGCTATACCACCTGCATCACGTATGGCTTGCAACTGCATATCTTGTAGCGCTGTAGTCTTACCCTTACCCGCCTTACATTCGATGCCAAAAAAACACCCCCTGTAGCATCCTACAATGTCTGGCACACCAGACTTACCATAGCCACCCGTAGCAGGGGGGAAGTGATACACACCGTATGCATCCAGTATCTCTTTGAGCTTCTTCTTAACCCGACCTTCAGGTGTCA